GAAGGCTTTGTTGAACTTTGAAAACAAGGTTTCAAGTTCATCAATGACCGGCTTCAAACTGACTTCATTCATGGTGCTTACTCCTATTGAACACTATATGTGCTCGATTTAGTTAAAAAAAAGTTCCTGAACCGAAACGCCAAAGAAATTGGAAATGCGAACCTTCACTTCATCACGGGGAATCCGTTCATCACGCTCATACATGGCATAAGAAGATTTGGTGATCCCAAGTTCCTTGGAGATTTCGTCTTGGGTTCTGCTCCCACGCAGTTCCCGAAGTTTCTTGCCAATACTCATATTTGCACATCCTTTCTTCAGAATTAGAACAGCCAAAGCCCCAACAAGCAATTTCCGGGCGGTCATATCTTTTATATGGGGATTGATACCCAATACCCGAACCCATAAACCGGGGGCGCTCATGTTGTCGCTGTTGCCCTGCCATCATCAGCACCGGTGGGGCGGTTCCGGTGGACGGGCCATCAGGCCCGTTTCGGCTTATTCAGCATCCATGTATTTTGCGGAAACCTTAATCATTGATTCTGCAACCGCTTTATCGGTTGCACCCCGATAAGTTTTATTGAACAGGATATACACAAGACTAAAGGTTATATCATCAGAAGAATCATAGGCAACTTCAAGAACAGCTTCCGGGCAATCTTCCATAGTCTTTTCGTGAGGAAGGCTAAAAGCGTGGGGCACACCATAAGTAGTAAGCATTTCATCCAGTTTTTCAAGCAAGGTATCATCCATATCAGGGTGTCCTTCACGATCCTTAATGGTGACATAGGTATCAAAAACATGAACCTTCATTTTCAAATCCTCCCAATCAGTTCGTGCACCTTTTGTGCTCGTCTGATTATCATTATACACGATATGTGCTCAAAGTCAAGCACAACCGAACACAAATTGTGCACAAAGAAATGTGTTACTAATTGTGCACATCGACGGATTGACTTTGTGCACATAATGTGTATAATAAATTATAGAAAGACTTCTGAAAGGGGTGTACTTATGCCGAAGTTTTCTGATCGGTTCAAGCAATTACGAACCGAACGCCGCCTATCTCAACAGAACTTGGCGGATCAGCTTGGTTTTTCTAAAAGTAGTGTAAATATGTATGAACGGGGCGAACGGGAACCGGGCCTTGAATCTATGGAAACCATTGCTGACTATTTCAATGTTGATTTGGATTACCTTATGGGAAGATCAGACATTCCGAACCGGAATGATTGGTTGAAAAGTATCAATAAATCTGTGGTAGTTGAACCTTCACAGCCACAAATGAAGTTTGATAACATCATCCCAATTTCTACAAAGCGTTTCCCCCTACTCGGTGACATTGCGTGTGGAAAACCCATCATGGCAAACGAAGAAAAAGAACTGTATGTAGAAGCCGGGGCCAACATTTCTGCTGATTTCTGTTTACGGGCCAAGGGTGATTCCATGATCGGGGCCAGAATCTATGATGGGGATATTGTTTTCATCAAGAAACAAGAAATGGTGGACAATGGTGAAATTGCCGCTGTTATCATCGAAGATGAAGCAACCCTGAAGCGGGTGAATTATTTCCCTGAAAAGAACCTTCTGATCCTGAAGGCTGAAAACTCCAAGTATGAAGATTTGGTTTATACGGGTGAACAGTTGGATCATATCATCATTCTTGGTAAGGCCGTGGCCTTCCAAAGTGATATTAGATAGAAGGTGGCTGGGTGAAGAAGTTTTTGAAAGGCTTTGGGATCTTCTTTTTCAGTTTCGGGTTTATCGTCTACACAATCATGTTTTTTACGGAAGCGCCAGAACTCCGCCCCGTGTTCATCATAATGGATGTCATTATGGGGTTCTTCCTGTTCCTGCTTCTGCGAAAAAGAAAGCCAAGACAGAAGGCCCCACCCAAAACAGAACCCACCGTTCAGGTTCATTCCAATCTGAACCCGGAACGGGCTATTAAATCCATGCCGGGGGCCTACACCGTAGCAGAAGCCAAAAATCATGTGCGGATTGTTCAAGATTGTTTGAACATCTTTGAAAAGACGAAGAACCTTGAAACATTCTTTTCCCGCTATGAATATGGTATGCAAATAGCCCTGACGGTGGATCAAGCGGCCAAGGCCGGGATCATCCCTTACACATCTGATCTTCCAGCTTCTTTCTTCAAGGCGGCTGATAGCCAAAAAGAACGGGTTCTGACGGATTCATATTGGGATCAAAAAGCCAAGATTGATGGACTGAAAACCGCCAAGGCCAAAGCCACCCATTGGAACCGGTATCTGAACACCCTGAAAGAATACGAAGATCAATATTCCATGAACCCTGATTCTGAATATCCTGAAGTTCTGGAACAGGTCAAAGGTGAACTTGCCAAACTCGATCTGTCCACATCCGTTCCGCCGTCCAATCCCTGAAAACACAGGAAAATCAAGGCTTTGGAACAGGTGGAACAGATAAAGCGCCGGTTCTCTATATACTCTTCTTCTTTTATATATTTTTTTATCTACTCTTTGAAGTAATATAATATCCGTTCCAAGTGTTCCATTCTCTCAAAGCCACACCCCGCAAGGATTTTAAGCGGAACGGATATGGAACAAATGCAAAAAAAAATGACCGCCCCCGGTCTTGCACACCGGAAGCGGTCAGGCGAAACAAACCCTTTTGAAGTTAATGTTTCAAACGCCTTTGAACATTATATCACATGGGGTTTAGCTTTGCCATACCCAATTTTGAAAGTTCAGGTGATATAATGCGAAATCCAAACGGGTATGGAACGGTTGCAAAGCTATCAGGCCAACGCCGCCGCCCATACATTGTGAAGAAAACCATAGGTTGGAATGACAAAGGCCATCCCATCTATGACATTATCGGCTATGCTGAAACCCGTGAAGCCGGGAACATCATGCTTGCTGAATACAACCGTGATCCTTGGGATGTTGACCGGGCCAAGATCACCCTTCAACAGCTTTTTGACCTCTGGAAAGAAAAGAAGGCCCCGAAGCTGGGGGAATCCAACCGTTCTTCCCTCTGTTCAGCGTTCAAGCATTGTTCAGCGTATGTGAACAAACCTTACAAGCAACTGCGATCCTACCAAATGCAAGAAACTATTGATGGTTGTGGGAAAGGGTATAGCACCCAAGCGGCCATCAAGAACCTGTGGGGCCACCTTGACCGGTTCGCCCTTGAAATGGATATAATAAACCGGTGCTTCTCCGAACTTCTGACTTCTGATCCAATACCGCCCACCAGCCGCCTTCCGTTCACCAACGATGAAATCAAAACGGTGTGGGAACATCAGTCTGATCCTTGGGTTGATACTGTTTTGATCTTGCTATATTCCGGGTGGCGTATCTCTGAATTTTTGAACCTGAAACCTGAAGATATAGACTTGAAGGAAGGCACGATGAAGGGCGGCACCAAAACGAAGGCCGGTAAGAACCGCATTGTTCCCATCCATCCAAAGATCAGGCCCTTGATTGAACGGCGGCTTGCCGAAGGTGGCCCCCGGCTGATCAGCTACAATGGGAAGATTTGCAATCAAACCCAATACCGGATATTTTGGGCGGATATTATGAAGGCCCTGAAGCTGAATCATACCCCGCACGAATGCCGCCACACCTTTGAAACCAAATTGGATAGCGCCGGGGCCAACCGAAAATGTATTGATTTGCTCATGGGTCATGTGTCCAAGGACACGGGGAACCGGGTCTATAATCACAAGACTTTGGACGAACTGAAAGCCACCGTGGAACTGATTCCATAGGGTTCAAACCGGTGAACATTTTAGGCCGCTGAACGCTGAACTATGCACACATTAGTAACAAGAAAACCCCGAACCCCTGAAAAATCAAGGGTTCGGGGTTCGTCTGTTTTTATTGTACCATAAAAGAAAGAAGTTGAAAATACACAGAAAACACCATTGTAAACAGAAATCCGGAATTTTCAAACCGTTTCGGTCTAAAAATCCCGGATTTTGTATCAATATTATAGCGAGACTACTTTACATGTCTCTTGCGGTCCATTTATAATATATTCAATAACTGTTTGCCCATCTCAGTGATGAGAGGGACGACCAGAGCGTTGCCCATGATGAAGTAACGCTGACGCTTGGGCATCTCGGTATCCGTCCAGCCAGTCGGGAAACCGTTCATGCGCTCACATTCCTCCGGCAGCAGGATACGCAGTTTTCCAGTCTTAGGGTCGGTGATCGCATGGGAACTGCGGTTCTTGGTGCCCTCACTGGTGAGCATCGTGCGACCGGGACGGTCGAGAGGGTCCGGGAATGCAATAGGGCCTTCCGAGAAGGTGTAGGAGAAACCGGTTTTGGAAGTACGCTCAATGGTCTTGGACCCCTTCATGTATTTCCATTTTTCCAGATCCTCGTCCTCGATAAAGTAGCTCTTGTCCACATCGCCATCGACAACGATCTCGCGGAGGGCCATCGGTTCTTTACTCTGCGGGACAGCTTCCAGCGAAAGGATACTTCCATTGTATAGCACACCACTGTTATAAAAAGCTGCCTTGAACCGTTTGGTCACATCGACAGTATCGGTATACTCGGTAAAATCCACCTTGGTGATCTTCTTAGGGTCTGCCAATTCGGAATAGACTGGGAACGCCTTTGCGAAGAAACCTTTGTTCGTCAGCCAAGTGCG